GATATTTATTAATGTCTCTTAATTTATCATCAATGTTTTGATCGTTAAGTGAATATTGATAGTCACAACCACCATGTCCCTGATTACCCACTAAAGCAAGAGGCTTACCATCTACATAAAGTTTTGCCTCATAACAAGCCGTTTCCTGAGATGCAAATTCGGAATACTTTATATTTTTAAGTTCTAGTTTCATTTTTCCCCTCCATATTTCTTTTGTTTTTAAGATTATGGTAGTATGTCCAAAGCCTTCTGTCTTGTGGGTGAACATCTCCCGAAATTCTCCACCAATATTCAGTTTGTTTGTGGCCTTTATAATATTGAGATTCAATATTATCTATTCGGTCTTGAATTTGATTAAGTGTTAACTTTTTTGTCATTAATATCTCCATAATAAAAAGGGACGGAAAATGTCCCGTCCCTAATAATAATCATTTATGAGATAAAGTCAAGGATTATTACAATCATCACAAATTAAATCAAAATCAACTTCATTTACTTGTGACATTTGAAGGTAATTTTCTACACCACCGCAGATACTACAAATATCAAAAGAAGAATTATAAGGATTTACTTTAACTATTTCTTCAATTTGTTTTTCAGTTAATTTCATACCCTATTTCCTCCTTTTTCTTTTTGGTTTGACGATAGGTCTAGCATTAGATTTTTCAAACTCTTCTACGTTATCCCGACCATAAATTAAAATAGCTAACCATTTAATTAGAAACATCTTGGCACTCCATCTCTATTATTTTTTCTAACTCATCCTCATCTTCTATAGCTAAAGAAGTTCCATCTTCGTCATTATAAATTTTATATTCAAAAGATACTTCCCTATTGTTCAAAGATTCAATAAATTTTTTAATAGCCTGTTCATGCCAATCTTTTGTTAAAGAAACATTAACTCCTGAAACAATATCTACATCTAAGGTCTTAACCATTTAACCAACCTTTCTATTTTGTTTAGCACAGGCGGTTACATTTACTACTAAAATAGTATTACCGTTTTCATCTTTTTTAAAAGTGAAAGCTAATAGATCATTTGGTTGTGCATATTTTTTTATTTTAGATAGCGAAAATCGTCTATCTTTACGGCCACCTTTTCCATTAACAATGTAACAATTAATTACACAAGGATCGCCATTGCAATATTGAGCAAGTAGTTTCTTACCATTTTTACCGCCTTTACCCAGAAGTTCGTAGTCCACCCCGAATAAAGACATAAATTGTCTAAAGTTTTTATCTGCATCAATATTATTCTTTTCAATCATAGTGCAGACCCCTGCATCATTTACTTTCATTCTTTTCGTAACATGAATGTTAAGGGTTTTTATTACTTGATCTTCTGTCATTACTATGTCTCCGTAATAATTAAATGTATGAGATAATATAAGACCTAACTAAAAAATAGTCAAGGATAAAATTTCATGCCAATCAAAAGGTTCTTCTTCACAATAGAACGGAGACTTTTTTAATCCCTGTAATTTTAGGTCAATAGCATCTTCTGCTTTGTAGATAATAATAAAGCTCGTATTTTCTTTACAAAAATCTCTTTTTATAAAAATCCAACTGCTACTATGTTTATGTTTTGAAAGCCAAGCTACTTGGTGTGGACTAATTTGAACGGCCTTGGTTGCCGTATATTTAAGTTCAATAAAATGAAACTTACCATTTTCGTCACAAATAATTAAATCAGGAATACCAGGGGTTGCCCAAGTTTCCAATCTAGTCAGGATGAGGTTCCTCTTGGTCTTCTTGATTCCTGTTTTCATCTGCTGATAAAATCCGCTTTCTCGCTTGACTGCGGTTTTGTTTGTTGCTCTCCTCGGTTGGAGTAACATCAATGGTGATCGGGGCATATTGCTCTTTTATCTCCTTTAGTGCTTTCTCTACTTCTTCTTTACTCATGCTATCAATAGAACCATGTCTTACTTCAGATTTACTAATATAAATATCGCCTTGTGCCTGTCCCCTACGATACTCGGCCTGAACTGCGGCTGAGTAAGCTCCGTTCTGTAAAGCCAAATCTCTGATAGTTTGTAAGTCTCTCAAATGTCTTTGATACGTTACGCCATACTTTTCATCTAGTTCTTGTCGATAGGCTCTAATCTTAGCTACAACATGAGGACTCATGTTTGGATTAGTAAGTTCATAAGCTCTCGTATGTGCAGAAGAAACAGGATAGCCTGCATTAATTGCAGCTTCTCTCATAGTTATCTGTCCATCTTTACTAACAAGTTCTTTTACAAAAAGTTCCTGTCGTCTTGTTAAAGTTGAATTAACCGTTGCTTTAGGTCTACCTCTGGTTTCTACTAATCTTCTTTTTTTTCTAGCCATAAATACTTTCCTAGTTAATAAACGATAGTTCTCTTAAAAATACCGATTCTAGTTATATAGTCCAGAAAAATATTTTTTTAAAAAAAAGTCGCAGACCCCCCATAACGCAATATTGATATTTAAGAAGATTTGGTTACATTTTATTAATTCTTAGTGTAACTACTTATGTAACCTAATTATGTCCTTATAAATAAGGTACTTGAACACTAAAGTTACATGGTTACACTAGTTACACCTATTTAACACTAAAAAATATTTTTTTAATTTCTCGGCTATATAACATAAAGCGTGTTATTTGTAGAGAAATATATAAACAAGCCCCACAATAATATAAACCAGAGCAATAAATATTGATACGTAAAACAAAGTCAGCAAGCCGTGATCCCCAGTCCGTGAGTATTGAGCCCTAAACCAGTATAACTTTACTTGATCTCCTGTGCAAAGAAAAAGCCCCGTGATCCACGAGGCTTTGTTTGTTATATTATCCACCTTGCCCATAAATAACGACCATGTGGGTCAATAGAATCTAATTTTTTATTAACATTACGACAATGAGTTAAAATTGATTTGGAATCAATATAACCATTTTTAGCTTCTGAAATCCAAGAGCATACCATTGCATTACCATCTATAGATTCGTTCCAAAGCTCCAAGTCCCATCTATTATTTAAATTTAAAGTTACGGTACAAGAACCATCTTTGTGTTCTTTGTAACAAGCATCTTGAACTTTTGAAAACAGATTAGTAACGGCTTCTCTTGGGTCATCTTCATATTGAAACCAAGTTTCAAAAACATCTTCAAGACAATCCGACAACTGTATTCTATCATGGTGCAAAAACCATTCGGTCTTGGTTAACTTAAAAGTAATTAAGTCTTTTTCTAACATATTGAACTCCGTAAGTTTCGTTAAAATAATCTTCGATCACTGACAGTTTCCTGTCTACGAATAAGGTTTCTATCAATGTCAAAGAGCAATATGGTTTTTTAAACCATATAAGATTGTATCATAGAATCTCATATAAGTCAAGGGTAATTAATGCGACATAGTGTCGCACCTAAATACTTGTCACACTTGTCACAAGCTAAAACAAAACTTTTTTAAATAATTTTATTTATATAAAGTTACAAAACACCTGTGACAGTTGTGACAAAACCAACTAGTCGGGATCAGGTAGATCTTCAACATCCCACTTACGAACAAAATCTTTTAATCGTCTGACATCTTCTGGATCAAAAATTTTATCTTCATCTTCTAATAACTTCTTGGCGTCAGCAACCAAGTCTTTTTCATAAAGATGGTCGAAGTCCATTGGATCGGGATCGTCAGCCCATTTCAAATAAGGATTGTATACTCTTTCTAACGAAAAAATTTTCATGGCGTCCTTTACAATGGGACTAACAATTATTTTTTTCATTTTGATTTACCTCCGAAAGAAAAGCTTTGAGTGTATCGACGGGCAGCTCTGAAATTAATGTTTCAATGGCCGTCATATCTCCTTTTAATACGTCGTCCTGTATTTGTTGTAATACATGGTCCACTAATAAAAACTTTTGTACTTGCATCATTATTCATCCAATATTTTTCCCAAGTTACTTTTTTCATTACTTTGTTACTATTCCAACAAGAAGAGCAGTAACCCCAAGTTCCATTATTAATTAAAATATCGTTACATACTAAACAATTTTTTTCCTCATTAGATCCCATAATTTGCATGATTATAAGATTATATAATAATAACTAAGATAATGTCAAATAATATTTGCTTTTATAATAAAGTCTGCTATTCTCTTATTATGGACGGATTAAAAGAACCTATCTACTGTTGTATCTGTGGAAAAAAGATTACACACATCATGGACAGCCATAACCCTGAGCCGTTGGCCGAGGAGGGTAGGTGTTGCAACGTCTGCAATGAGGATGTAGTATGGGAAAGATTAAAAAGAATAAGGGAAAAAGGCTTGTAAAGGTCTTTAATATTAGAAGCATGGATTGTTGGCATTGTGGCACGAATTTAATCTGGGGTGGGGATCACGATGTTGATGACGAGGAAAGTGATTTTTTAATTGTTTCTAATCTTACCTGTCCTAACTGCGGAACCTACGTAGAAGTCTACTATCCGAAAGAACCGACCAGTCACCAAGTAATGAATTAAAAAAGGGGGACACTTTTACAAAGAGTTTGGGTGTTCATGTCCCCCTGAGTTGACCTTGGAATCTTTACAGGCAAAACCAAGATCTTTATTACGGAGTTGTCTAAATTGAGAAAATTTCAACTAAACACTTTACTTATAAAGGATTTTATAAGATATTGCAAGAAAAAAATTCACAATTGTAATTTTTTTTAAATTTATTATAATAATCGTATGAAAATGGCTTTGGATCAATTTGGTATTGGCGGTATCGGTGGTTTGTTTGAGAAAGCTCAACAAGCCCAACCATCTCAATTACAAGCACAACAAGTTTCATCAGCAGATTTATTAGGTGGTAATCTTGGTTTTGGTGGTGGACAGATGGATATGGATTCAGGTGGTATGGACGGGCTGATAGATTCAGGGGCAGAAATAACTGGCGACACAACATCAACTGTTTCAGGTCAACCTGCTATTGGTACGTTAGATGCACAGAAAGACATTTCAAGATTGTATAATCCCACTAGTTCTTCTATGCCTGGATTAATTCCTAAAATTAATCAAAACCCCTTACAAGGCTTACAGTTTTTTCTGAATATGTTAGCCATGCAGGATACGGCTAAAGAATCTCAAGGCAAAGTACAGGGTCTGATGTCAGGTATACAAACGCTTATTAAAAATGAGTTTCCAAACGCTGATTTTGAGGGTGGCATGGGCGTTAAACAAACTTTTCCAATGGGTATTTTTTAATCCTTGGTGCTGTAGGGCGTGAGGGGCTGTTTCTTCTTATAATAATCAAAAACTAAACGCAACTGACCACTAATGGTGCGTCCTTCGTCCTTGGAAAGCTTTTTAATCTCATCATAAATTTCTTTCGGAACTAAAACACTCTTCCATTTGGTTGTATCCATACGTATCTCCTATATAATTGTCTAAGAAAATATAAGAGTTTATACAATATGTCAAGAAAAAAGCCCCGTTTTTGATTTAACGGGGCCATCAAGGGAGACGAATATGAAAACTAACTTACAATGCTTTTGCTTCGCCCCAACTAGGGCCGATTTCAACATCACACTTGTTAGGTACTTCTAACAATACTGCATTTTCCATAATCTTGGCAATATCTTTTGCTGTATTTTTATCCTTTACAGAAACCGCTATCTCGTCGTGGATCTGAATAAGCGGTATGATGCCTTCTTTATAGAGGTTTACCATGGATTGTTTGGTCATATCAGCAGCCGACGCTTGGATTAAACGATTAAGGGCTTTGTAAGAGTATGCCCGTTTTAGTTTGGTGGTTTCGCCATATTCTTTCAGGGCTTCCTTGTACGGTAGTGCTTTGTTCATACTAAATGTATCGGGCTCCCATAGATCAAATCGACATTTTCTGCCCCGTATGGATCGAATAGAACCGCTACTTGATTTTTCATTCAACCTCTGGGTAACACCGTTCATTAATTTTTTAACAAACGGGACTCTTGCATGGTATTGACCAATTAATTCTCTGGCTTCGTCCAAGGAGACATCTAACTGTTCAGATAATTTATTGACGCCCATACCATACATCATGCCCAAGTTAATCGTTTTTGCTTTCTTTCTGGGTATGTTAGCCATCTCAGCTACCATCGTGTGAAAGTCCATATCAGGGTTTTCGTTATAAGCCGTGACAAACTCCTCAATCGCGGGCAACGGGCTACCTTTCGCCTTTCCATACACATGGGCATAATGAACCAAGAGCCGTGGTTCTTGTTGCGAGAAATCTATAGCCGCCCAACTTTCGTCCTTTTCAGGTAGGAATAAACTACGTATCATAGGTCCGATCTCTGGATCTCTAGCAGGGATCTGCTGTAAATTAGGATTATTCATAGAGATACGTCCTGAAACAGTCCCCCCACTGTCAGAACGTATCTGATTAATATGACTATGGATTCTGCTATCTTTATGGCAGTGCTTCATAATCGTATTAATAAAAGTCCCATTGGCCTTGTTGATGTTTCGTGATTCAACAATCAGCTTGGGTAATTCGTGTGGATGCTCTGATAAAAACGATTTGGTAAAAGACGGTGCGCCTTTTTCTGTCTTTGGGTATTGGATACTAAGCGCATCAAAAGCCTTGGCTAACGATTGGGCTGCCCATATCTCCACATCGTGACCAACCATCTTTTTTATCTGCTGAGATAATATGATTTCTTTTTTTAATAAAGCATCTTTGGTTCTTTCCAATCTATTCTGATCGACACGCACACCGCGCCAAGTCATATCAATAAGACAGGGTAGTAATTCTAGTTCAAGATTTACAATCTGCCAAAGGTCTTGCTTGTTGAGTTCAAAATTAAAAAAGTTCCACAGTTCCAAGGTTAGTTCGGCATCTGCTTCTGCATACGGTCCCACATACATGGCGGGTAGCTTCCACATTTCAGCTTTGGGATCGACACCAAAGTCTCTTGCAGCTTCTACTAATCCTTTTTCTGATTTGGTTTTATTTAGATAATCAAAAGCAAGTGCATTAAGTGAGTAGCTAAAACGGTTTTCATCTAATAAAGAGGCGATTAGCATCGTGTCTATGAGTCGTCCATTTAGTTTAAATCCCATCTGACGTATCCAACCTGCATCATATTGGGCATTGTGCATGATTTTATCCGCAGGGCTTTCAAAAACTTTCTTGAGCCAATTATTTACAATACGCTCGTCAAGATTACCCCCGCCCAAGTGCCTGATAGGTACATAGCCTTTCCAAAAATCCGTTGCGATGGCATAGCCAACAATGTGACCATTTCCAACTGCCCATCCAGGACCATAAGTTTTAATCTCTGGGTCTTTGGTTTCTACATCTATAGCTATTGTTTTAGCTTCGGATAAATCAGGTAATTCTTGTGGGGGTAGCCATTCACTTTTTTGGGTGAGTAAATTTAATTGTAAAGACATTACTTCTCTCCACCTAATGCGCCATAGCCACAGATATCAATCCATGAATCCTCGTGGTCAGGCGTCTCAACTAATCTTGCTAACTTCAAAGCAATCATACATTGGTATACTTGCGGTACTGTAATGTCCTTTTGTAAGATGACCGACCATAGTTTTGCAATGCGCGCATGGTTTTCATACGCGCTACCATAGTCCTTGGCCCGTGGTCCGTTTACCAGACTCTCTGCTTTTTTTAATATTTCTGCTCGTTTCATTTTATTTTCCTGTATCTTTTTTTGAAATGTAAGGATCGTAATCATTTCCAAATAATTTTTGGGTCATGGGCTCAAGTAATTCTGCAATTACTTTTCTTCGATCTTCTGGTTTTATATCTGGATTTTCAAAAACAGACTTTATAGTTTTTTCAATTGTTTTAAATCCTGTGAGCTTCATGTCATTTCCAATAATTGTTTTTCTAATTCTTTTATTTTATTGAGGATCTTATATTGTTTATTAACCCTCTCTCCTGTTCTAGTGTTTATACCACTTCTTTTATCTTTAACAGACGATTTACGTATTCTTAAATTATAGGGAATATATTCAGGGTTTAACATACTTGTTAATTTTTCTACTAAGTATCTACCTGTAGACGTAAGATACAAAACATTTTTTCTTGATCCAAGGGGATGACGCTCAATTCTAATTAAATTTAAACCACCATACTTTCTTCTTGGTCTTGTTGTTAGCTTTTGTCCCTCTGATAAAGCAGCTACGTTTCTACTAACACTAGCGCCTGTCATATTTAAAATATTAGCAAGCTCTGTATTACCCATCAGGTCATCAAAATTCTCAGTTTCATAAAATTTTTCTTCTGCACTTGCAACTAAAAGCAGAGTTAAGATAGCTTGCAACTGTAATTCTGTATCAATGGCTCTAATTTCCTGAAATATATTCTCTAATTTTTGTAATTCTTCTTTCATAATGTATCCTTTTTAAATTGTTGAGTGTACTAAAGGGGGCCCTTTAAAATGTTTCTGTTCTCTATAAGGCAACTTTAGAAACCAAAATCGTTGTTTTTTCTTTTATAATCAATAAGTTAACTATAAATCGTAGCTCCTTGTTACATCCTCTGACTCCACAATGTACAAATTCTCTTTGGTTCTCGTTACAGCAACGTAAAACAACCTATGCAAATCATCTGGATTTATATTCATTTCTGCATCCGCAGCAGGCGATAAGTCCGTAAAAATCACTACATTATCAGCTTCACCACCTTTAGATCCGTGTATGGTAGAAACCGTGATCCGTGGTTCCTTGTTAAACTTCTCCCCTCTTCTTAACATGGCTACGATGTAAGCCCTGTCTATCTCAGGTAGTTTATCCATAGCGTCGTGCCATATCATTTGATCGGTTGCCAATAACCCATGATTACTCTGTAAATCTTCTAAGGTTACAAAATCAGTGTCGTCTAATCCTGATAATTTTTTAAACCCACGGGTAATTCTGTTTTTTACAGACATAAAGCTATAAATCTTTCGGGCTATCTCACCTGATATTTGATGGCCTTTTCTTAGTTGCTCCCAACCATTGACGGCCTGTACAATTTTTTCAGGTACACTTTTGACCCCTCTGTAATTAAATAAATAACCAAAACTTTTCAGGTCCTGAGCCACGGGCTGTAGGTGATAGCCCGCCTGAGCTAGTATCAACCAAGTCCCCTCGTCCATATTTAACTCTGAAATAGTCGTAATCCTTACTAGTTTACCCATTCTATCGCTTGACTTATATCTCTTTGGAAAACGACCACTGATGCGTCGGCTAACTTTATAAGCCAAAAACCAAGCTACTTTCGGGACACGGTAGGATTGAGACAGGGTTTCAGAAGATCCCTCAAGATTAATAAAATGATCGACGTCTGCCCCTGCCCAACGGTAGATAGCTTGATCGTCGTCACCTGCACAATACATTTTTTTAGATCTTTGATCTAATATATGGGCAATGTCCCACTGCAAAGGAGATAAATCCTGTGCTTCATCTAGGAAAGTCAAAGCAAAATTAGGACAATACTTGTCCCCCTGCTTGATAAACAATTCTAGCATATCGGTAAAGTCATATAAATTAAAACGCTTTTTGTAATCAACCAAGGCATTATTGACATAGTTGATAGTATTCCAATCTTCTTCTAAATGAGATTGGTTATAAGCTTCTCTGAGGTTTTGCTTTTTAAGACGGGCTAAATTTATCAAACCCAAGATAGGGTGGCTTGATTTAGATAACTCTAATACATTATCGTCATAGCCTACCATATTTTTAGCCGTAACGCTTACACCCATAATATCGCTTAGTTCTCTATAGTTTTCTTCCTGCATAATCTGGTCTTTTGATATGTCGGTCATACTCAAAGCCAAACTATGTATGGTTCTAAAAAATATTAAGTCTTTATCAGGATCTAAATGAAACTTTTCGGAGGCTCTTATTTTGGCTTCCGTAGCTGCTTTCTTTGTAAAAGCAAGAAAAGCTATTTCATTCGGTGAAGTCCCTGATTCTAAAGCAGATGCGACCATATTTAAAAGTGTCGTAGTCTTCCCTGTCCCTGGGGGTCCAAAGATTCTGAACATCGTAACCTCTTTCGTCTAACAATTTATATAAAAAACAAACAGCCGTAGGACCAATACCAGGTATCTTAATTAGCTTTTCAATGTCGTATTTCTTTATGAATAAAACTATCGGTGTTTCTAATTCTTTATACCTTTTTAAAGTATGGTACAGCTTTGTATTCAAGGGAAGATCACCCATGAGTTCTACCCTGTCAGGCACTTCATAATACTTTCTTTGTAACTGAACTAGCTGTCTTACTCTTTCTTTAGTAATGCCGTATTTTTTACCAATCGCCTGTAGGGTTCGCTTTTCTACAACCCTTTGTATGTAAATATCCTTGTTACGATCTTTTTTTTCTTTTGATTTTCCAAATTTATAAATAGTAGCCATTAGAAAGGAACCTCCTCTTGATGAAAGTCAGGGGCACTTATATCGACGTCTGCAACGTCAAAAGAAGGTATGGACCAAACCCTAACTGACCTGTTTTTAATTTTTAACACAATGCTCTCCCCATTTATTTCTCGTAGCCTTTGGGCTATCTTGTGTGATTTAAATTCAAAGAATTTATTTTTCTTCAGAAAATTTTCAAAATCTTTAAGTCTAAAGTATGTAATGTTTTTATCTTCATCTGTCCAAGGCTTCTTTAATAGGATCTCCTCCTTATCTTGGGCTTGTTGTAAATGACGACAAAACTCTTCTAGGTAATCGTAAAACTG